ACAGGTCTATTGGGATTAGAAATCGGATGACTATTTTCAGTCATTGGACCTTCTTCTGCATTGCCATGAATCATTTCATGACATACAATGCGGTCACCTCTATAGAATACACCCCAACGAGTTCTACCTCCTCCTAAGTATTGATAGTCAACCCAATACGTATTTATTTTTGTAACGTCTAATTGCATACCAGAGGGGTTTGTAGCACCACCAGTACCTAAGAGAGTGTCTTTGTTCCACTCATTTTGAAGTATTTCGTGATTACCCGTTGTACCATTGAATGTATAACGATGAACAATTCTTAATGCTGAACCTGCGCCAGGAGTTACTGATACTGGCATACCCATTTGTGTTCTGCCACCTGGTGCTGCGTCCGATCCTTTTATTTGGAAAAAGTATCCATCTGTTGAATCAAATGCTCCCCAGTTTCGGGCAACATTTTCCTTTCCTGCATCACCACTTCTGGTAGCCATCACGAACAACATACTTGCGCCATCTTCTGTACTGTGAAACAGGTTTGATGTTTGTGTTACACGATCACCTTGATCTACACCCACCGCAAGTTTTACACCACGAGTAACAGGATCCCATGTGTTACTTACTGCTGAACCACCTTCTCGTGAGTTTACAAATTCGTTAGGTAAATTGCTTTTATTAAAATCATAAGTGGCCAATATTCTAGCATCGTTAACTTTAAGTGAACCGAACCCAGTAAGCAGAGGTGGACCCTCCGCAAATGTAACAGGTCCAGAACCAAAACGATCAATGTTCCACCCATATTCCGGATTGTCATATCCCATAATGTTTTGTGCAGGGATATAAACATCATATGCATTTTCAACTTGACCAACGTTTACACCGTCAATCGAGATTAACGAATCAGCTTCCGGAACGTTGTTTTCCATCTTAGCGGTTTGAGAGTAATGTACTGCAAGAATACCAGTGCCATCCTGACGGTCATACACACCATGAACGTGAACCATTCCAAATCCAGCAACATCATATCTTTGACCTGTTTTCCAGTCGTGATTACCATATGTTGCTGTTGGAGAATTACCGCCGTTCTTAAATTCAACTTCCGCAGTGTGTATCATGTACACACGGTCGCCAGTACTCTCCGGTGGTATCCTAGTATATCTCTTTTCGCCTGCCATTTATTACTCCAATATCTTTACGACATGTTCGACCGGTGTGACATTTCGTCTTGCAATTTCAGCGTCCGGATCTCCTGAAGCTTCTTCTAATTGCTTCTTAATCATTGCATCGATGACGTCTTGTGTAATTTCTACTTTTTGTGCCGGCTTTCTTTTTATTAATTTAGTTAGAATTCTTTTGTTATCTTGATCCTGTGTTAAAGCCCACTCAACGCGATAATTTTGCCATGTCATAATGTCATCGAGAAATTGAGATTCGATTGATTCTAAAATAGCAAGTTCTTCATCATTAAACTCAGGATCGGCCCCTATTTTTTCTGCCATTTGTTTCTGTGCGCAAACTGTTTCAGCTTGTTGTAAATCATGAATAGCGCGAATAATTTTTATTTCATCTCTTACAATAGCAATATCCCACCATGTTGAAAACCCGAACCACGTATAGCCTTTTTCTTCGAGCATAGGTTCTATTATTTTCACAATTTCAGGAAACTTAACTGCATTTCCTTTTTTCATTTTAAAACATGTATTTCTTACATCGCGTCTTGTTAGCATATTATCCTCTCAAATTATGGGGCCCCAGTTGGGGCCCTTCATAAACTATTTATTACGCTGGGTTAGCGTAGTTTCTCTCAAGTGGCGCAACAAGAGATACTGTCAAGTCAGCTCGCTGAATTGTTGCAGATGCAGCAACATATTGCGCAGTATTAGCACCAATTGCAACTACGGTAATTGGCGCATCTTCACCAGCTGAGGCCGAGCCTCTCTGAACGTTTGAATCATACGCGTATGATTTCTGTATAGAAGTTGCACCAGAAATTGTACCAGCAATATCAGTGCCACTACTATCGTCTACTATGATTGCATCCTTCGTACCAAAGTCACGACCAGTATTATCACCGGCATCATCATTTGTAAAGAATACTCGATAGATAGCTACCGTATCATTTTCAAGATTTGGATTAAAATTAATTGTCAATGTAGATACGAATGGGAACGTGATATTATCAAATTCCGCAGGTTCTGCAATTGATGCACCAGTTACTGTTGCTGACTCATTAGCTCCAGTTTGAGCATATGCGAATGTTGTAGATGTTGGTGCTGGTGACGATAAAATTTCAAAGTTACCATTAAACGAATCAGTAGTTGCGTCTGTGTTTGCAATAGTAATGTAATCACCAGCAATAAAATTGTGATCAGCTGAAGTTGTCACTGTTACAACGTTAGTGGCGCGCACTGCAGATGAAATAGTTGCAGCTGCATTTTGCTCTGAACCATAACCGAAGAAGTGCAATCTGTTTTGATCTCCAGTCGCAAAGTCTTGGATATAAACACCTTCGTAGTCATCAGAGCCCGGTACGTCTTTCTTACCGATTGTGAATAAGTCATCACCCACAAATCGTAATTTGAGCGGCGTAATATCTCCACGCTTAGTACCTGTATCGCCACTATTAGCATTGATATCGCTTGATTTACGTAGTTGAGCTTGAGTCCACATGTATATCTTTTCAGCCGAAGCTTTAGTTACTAACGCATCACTGACATCGGCATCAATATTTACAGTAAAGTACGCTGTTGGAATGGATACACCGGTTGTGTCGAATGTATCATTAAATCCAGTTTCTGAAGTATCAACTGAAGTATTAGCCCAAGAAATACTCATATTATTAAATAAGTTACCTGAAACTGTACCGCCTGAAGTATATGTACCAGGATCAGCTGCTTCGGCATAAGAAATATCTGTACCAGTTACTGCAGTAATAGTAAATGTACCATTATAATCAGAAGGAGTAACACCAGCTATATCAATAACATCATCGACTTCAAAACTATGGCCGGCGGTTACAATTGTAGTAGTACCCGCGGCGTGTGAACCACCGGTGATGGAAACTGTATCTCCAGATGCAGCAGCTTCTGATTGTGTAATCTTTGGATCTTGTGCATTCGCAAGTGGGAATCGATATGCCTGATATGTTACACCATCGGCGGCACCAATATCAGTCAGAGTTGTTTGTGTATATGTCTTACCGAATGTACGAATAAAGATTTCAAAGAAGTTTGTATAATCAAATTCGTTTGTATCAGCCGTGTCATCATCAGCATCCGGATTATCGTTACGATAGAATTGTACTGCCTGATTTACTGTACCTTCTAGAAATACATCTGTTGGTGCAGTTGTATCATCGTTAATTTGACGATAGTAAACTTGGTCATTTGCATCAAGAGCACCAAGAGTAATAGCACCAAACCAACGCTCTGAATCACGTACTGTGCCAACATAACCAGCGCGTGCATTGTTTACCGCCCAACCGCCGGTGCGAATAAGATATGGTGTGGTTACACCTGAACCATCGTTACCAGTACCAGATGTTGTAGTTTTTTCTAAATTCCATCCTTGTGTAAATTCAAACTGCTCATCAGTAATAGGAGTCATAGGAAATGGGAATTTGATAAGATCGGCGTTTGTGCGCCATTCTTCTTTGAGGAACGAATAAAGACATTTGAGTGTCAGACCGGCTTCTTTCATACCATTATTACCATCATCAATAACTACAGCGATCGTACGAGGATCGGCAGGAGTTCCTGCGGGTGTAGTATCGATAAAAATCTCATCAGCCGCCGCTCGTGTCTCAGTTGTCAATTTTACTGTTGCGGACAAATCATCCGGATCAGTAATAATATCTGTAGCTACGAAAACTGCCATTGTTGAATCTCCTGTGAAGAGGTGTTATTGTTATTTTTATTTATAAAAATTATGGATTCTCATACTGTCTATCTAATACTTGATTAATTTGCAAAGTTGAATTAGTAGATACTAAAGTAGTTTCTAATCTTTGATATTGATATTCAAGTGAATGTGCTACTACATATATATCTGTATCAGATGTATATACATACGTATATTTAATATCATATAGTCCTGTTGTCGCATCAGGATGCGAACCAGCCACAGCTGTGAACGCAGTATCATATGACGATGTATTACCAACTGATTCAACACCACCTAATAGAGACAGAGCTGGATTTGTGAACAATCTAACTTCGGTATCTTCATGCAAATTACTAATTGTAAATTCTACAACTGTTGGTGAATTGAATAATGCGCCACTATCAGAAGTAAAGAAATCTACTTCTGTTGCTAGCAAACCGCGTATATAGACACCTTCAGTTTTTGTAACATTTCGTTTAGTTGATAACTCATTATTTTCTTTAAACACCATATGAGTGTGTTCAGTGCCATTAAACTCCATCACTGATGCTGTATAAGTATTAGAAGTTTGGCTATCAAGTGCTGCAAATTGATAATCGTAAATTGCTGCAATATCAGTATTTGATGCTGCAGTAGGATCATACTCCCATGTATATTCTTGATATAAAGAAGCAGTATTTGTCGTAGCTGTAAAACCAGTACCTGTCAATGATTCGTTATCACCAAATTCAGTACCATTCCAGTTTTCAACTAACACAAATCCACTCGTAACATCAGAAATAAATGTAGTATCAAAGAATTCTACCACATCTCCAGTTGCACCACCACCTGCGGTTAATGTCGTTCCAGCTGATGGCAAAGTACCAGAGCCACCATCATATGCTAGTAATTTCATTGGTTGTGTATCAGTTTCACCGGCGCCGTGTCGAGTAATCACCGTGCCGCTTCCTTCTGTATTAGCGGTGGCTTGAGTCGCCTGTGTTATTTCTGGATCAGCAATAGCGGTAAAAGAAAAATCCCAACCTTCATTTCTACCTACTGGGCTCAGCAATCCTGTATCTAATGGTATATCACCGTACTCATATATTTTTACAGCATAATTATTAAAGTTTTGTGTATTTACAGTGGTGCCTGACGTATACGTATATGTATTAGCAGTAAGTGAAGTGTTAGCAACACCATCTGTACCAATAGGCACCGAATCGCCGACTTGGCCGTCTGTTTGAGTAGTTTCATAAATTCTATATCGAGCATCTACTGCAGTCTGATTTATATCTTGTACTGTTAGATTTAATCTAAGTGATCTATCAACAGACGATGACGAACTTAATGCTCTAAATACATCTCCACCATTTGATACTAAATTTAAATCAGGTGGGTTACTACTAAATCGACAATCGATAGCAGTAATATTAACTGGACCAGCTTGGAGAACGGTTGTATCATTAATATTTCCAACACAGTTTACAAATTGACAATTTCTTAGTGTGGCACCCCCACCAAATGGAAATGCTAATCCACTTAATGTGTTAAAGATAACATTTTCAAACGGTCCTGTAGTACTACCAGCGAAGTTATCCATTGTTTGCACTGAAGATGTTGTATTATCTGAACCTGTAATACTAACATCTTTTATATTGAAATTGTCGCCGCTTAAAGACAAGCTATTTGTCAGATTTGCAATAAATACATTCTCAAATTCACTATACAAAGTAGGAGTAACTACAGTATCACCGGTATATACAATACTATTCAAATCTGCTACTGGTGCAATCAAGGAAGTATTATAGATTTGCATTGAACATGTATTAGCCATTTCAAATGCATTCTCACCATCAGATGCACTAAGAAATAGTATTGTACCACCTGATACTGCCGTATCTGCAACTTTAAATCCACTTTGAAAACGTGATCGTTGGCCAATAATAAGACCAGTACCTGACGCGCCAGCGTCGTTAACTTCTAGCAATTCTGAATCAAGTACGGCTAACCAAGGAAAAGTGCCGGCGGCTGGTTGAGCTGTATTATCACCAATAATTAAATTTCGAGCGGCTTCAAATACTCCTGTTCGAGTTCGATATGTATAACCTGTTGCGGTTGATAAATCTTCGGCTCTGTAACAAAATTGAATTTCATCGTTTTGTGCAGGTTCTTCACCCGAAGCAAATGCTTCTGATACTGTTAAAATTCGAGTTGTGCCAGTTCCTGCAGTATCAGCTGTAACACGACGTATCACTTCTGTTGATGAATGTGGTCTAATACAAACTAATCTACCAACAAATGTAGAACCTGGTCCAACTGTTCCAGCTCCGATATCACCGTTGTTTAGGTTTGCAAAAGTATCAGATACGACAAATTCAAATGCAGTTGTCGCTTGTGTTTGAGCAGGAGCAGTATCACTTGCAGCAGACGAATCGACAACAATTGGGTTTCCTCCGATAGCCATTAGACACTACACCTTACTAAAAATCCATTTGCTATAAAAGTATTTTCAGATGAAATAACATCTGTAACTATTTTATTTTTTTCAATTTCCCATGATTGTACAACTTTACTACCAGAATTTAGCGTATCTCCAATAACAATGTCTGTTGCTAATTTCCATCCATCGTCAGTGTATATTTCTTGTGTAGTTCCATACTGATGTAATGTGTCATCAGTATAATAAAAAATAATTTGATCTGCTAGTTTTACAGTATTACCAGTGACAGTTGCTTCTACATCTGCTAATGTATCATAGTTTTTTGTTTTAATAACATCACCGATTGAAATGCTAGCGATTTCTTTTTGTGTATCGTCATTGAGAGTTGTTAAACAATTTGGATTACACATTAGTTATACTCATATGTTGCTCGATCGTCCCATACTAATTCTGTATTGGCAGTGTTATTTGCCCAAATGATTTCAATATCATCGCCTATTTCATAGACTCTTTTAATTCTCCATACCGCCGCGTCACGTGCAGAACCTGGCTCTGCTTCACCAATATAAGTAAAATTGCCTTCTTGATCAACTAATTTATCGTATTGCACTTCTAATGCCGTCCCAATATTTAATTCTAACCTATCTATAATAGCGCTAAATGATTCTGATACAAATTTCTTTATATTTGCATCAAATATTAAAATAGCATCACCTTCTACTTCATGTCTCTTTTGAAACTGAACATCATCCATCTGTAGGATATTTACCGAACCACCCCCAGCTGAAGATGCCCATTGGCCCATTCTTGTGTTAATGTTTTGTTTAAAATCGTTGAACTGTTTTTCAAGCTCACGTTTAAATTTTGTATCTGAAGAACTAGAATTATCTAAATTATCTTTTAACTGTTTTTCTAATGTATTTATTTCTTCTTTGGTCTGTTCAATAAAATCTAAATGTCTTTTTTCACTTTCTTCAATTTTTGTATTAATTTCAGAATATAAATTATTGAACTGAGAAGTAAAATCGGGCCCGGCCGCGCCAGCAGGTCCAGCAGGTCCTATTTCTCCTGGCTCGCCTTTTTCTCCTTTTTCACCTTTAGGTCCAGATTCACCTTTATCTCCCTTATCTCCTTTTGGACCTTGGATTCCTTGGGGGCCCACGTTTCCGATATCACCTTTTTCTCCTCGCGGGCCAGTTTCGCCAACAGACCCGGGAATTCCTTGTTCACCTTTTTCACCGCGTTCGCCACGTTCTCCTTTTTCACCGCGTTCTCCCTGAGGGCCGCGTTGTCCATCAATGCCTGGTTCTCCTTGCGGTCCTTGCAAACCCTGCGGACCTTGTTCACCAGATTCACCTTGAATTCCTGGATCGCCTTTATCACCTTTTTCTCCTTTTTCTCCGCGAATTCCCATAGGACCAGGCAATCCAGTGGGCCCACGTTCTCCTTGAAATCCTTGTGGGCCTTGAAGAGCTTGTAAATCTTCAAAGATATTAGATAGTTTATCTTCTACTTTTGCTGCTTCTTTTTTAGCTGCTGCAATAGCAAATGAAGTTATAATAGGATCAATATTATTTTTCATCTAAGTACTTAGTCATACTTTCTATAAGTTTGAGTTGGCTTTCTTTTAAAGCATCCTCATCACGAATATATTCTTCCTCTTCTTGATCTTGTTCTATACTATCTGGTGGTTCACTTTTTATTTCTACTGGACCGGGTTCTTCTTCATCTTCTTCTGGTCCTTGCATTTCAGGAGGTTCTTCAGCATATCGCGGATCAGTTTTTTCTGCTTTAATTTGCTTATCTATTTCTGTAATTTCTTCATCAGATTGTTGTAAAAGATAATTTCTAACCCATTCATGTGAAAAATATTTACCAACATATTCGTCCATATCACGTAATACGCCAATTCTTTCACGTTGAATTTCCATTTGTTTCAATTCTTGGAAATAGTTATCAATAGCATAATCATAATTAATTTGTGTTTTCCAATCTTTCCATTCTTCTGCAGTACAAATTTTCTTAAGAATAAGTTGTCTTTCTAATAATTTAGTAAATAATTCACCAAACTTATTTCTTAATCTAACAATAAACTTTGAAAACTTAACTTCGTCTCGAGATATTTCTGTTGCTCTACCTAAAGTAAATGAAGATTCTGGCTGTAATCTCGTAGCAGGAACATTAAGAGATCTAAATAAAAGATTTTGGAAATATAAAACATCTTCAATTTCACTTAAATTTTGACCACCTGGTAACGTAGTAATTTCAGTACCTTTTCCACCTTCTCTACGCGGTAACCAAAAATCTTCAAGCATAGTCATAAATTTACGATCATCACGAATTTCACCAGTGTTAGAATCATAAACAATTTTATTCTTAAATTTAGTCATTAAATCGTGTAAATATTGTTCAGCTTTAGCTTTAGGTAAACCACCAACATCTACATAAAAAATTCTTCTTTCAGGTGCTCGAGAAATTCTATAAATGACAACAGAATCTTCCAATGAACGTAATTGATTTAATGGTCTAATTGCTTTGTGTAAATATGAAAGAATGAGTTTATTATCTACATCCATATATCCACTTGTACAATATACGATTGCATCTTTTGAAATTTTCATTCCTTCTGCTTCAACAGCATTCGAAGCACCAAACGTCGCTTGCGAACCAGCTTTTTTCATAAAACCAGCAGGATTATAAAGATAATATTCGCCAATTAATTTTTCTAAAGGAATTCCAGTTTTAGGATCTTTTTCTTTTTTAACTTCACGAATTTTTTTAATATTACGAGGATCAATATATCTTACTTCTTTAATACCCTCATTTGGCTTAGATTCATCAATAAGAACATGATAATATAATCGACCATCAACATACCATCTTTTAAATATTTCATAACTCATCCTATTAAATTCTAAAATATTTAAAATACTTTCAAATTCATTATTAATTTTACTTTTAATGCTTTTAGGTATATCAATATCATCTAATACAAGACTAACAGTGTCTTCGTCTGAATCTTCTACAATGGCTTCATTGCAAATGTCTTGTATAGCTAAATCACATATTGGATCTAGTGCTAATGCTCGATATTTAGTTACTAATTCTGCTTCTGTTCTGACTGAACCGTCTAGATCAACATATGTGCCATAAACGCCGCCTGAAGCGACAGTCATTGCACCATCATCATTACTGGGGGATACAAAAGAAACTAATTTTTTTTCTTCTTGTTCTTGTTTTTTTCGATTTATTTCAAAACCGAATAATTCTATAGCCATTGAGTCATCTCCAAAAAAATAATGGGAGTTATATAGTTATTTATATAACCCCCACACCATACTATTAAATTAGATGAGTTATATCTTAGAACCCTTCGTTCATGTAATCAAATGCCCACGTAACTTCATACGTTGCAATTGTATCTGTAGTGTTCCAATCCAAATTGATTACGCCTACATCTGTTGGCCAACATCCTTCCAAACTATACCTACGGATAATTGTTCCTTGCTTATCAAATAATTTTACTGTAGCATTTTGTTTATATTCTTCACCTGTCAGTAATCTTACGTTTGAATCGCCATAATTAATGTCCATTGACCATTGCTCTAAATTAGAACGAACATCGTCGTTTTCTTCCATCATTAAAGTCGTTGTCCACTCAGCGTAAGTCCTATCTCCTGCAATTTTAACCTTACGACCAAAATATGGAACTTCAATTACACCCATTGTATATGCAGGAGTAGCAGTAGCTGCGCAAAGAAAACCAAATTGAGAGCCAGCGTATGTAACATCAACTTCAAAAAGGGTAGGTCTATACCCACCCCTTTGAATGGCGTTTGATTTAAAATCTGTAACGCTAAAAGCCATTTTATTCTCCTATTTGTTTTAACTATTTTATTTATTAAAAATTGCCAATAACTTCGGAGAATTCTACTCCGGTTCTAACTGCAACAAAATTCAATTGGATAAAGTTAATTGATTTAGCTGGTTTGATGTAAATATCTCCAATAAACTCGTTTCTATCAATTACTTCACCAGTATTATTTGTTTCATCACACACAACAGCAAAGTCATATACTCCACGACGGCCTTGAATATCTCTTAAGAAAGGAGTAACTAAATTAACAAAGCTTGCGCGCGTAAAGGCATCATTAAATTCAAATAATGTAAATTTAGCTGCAGTAGCAATAGCTTTTTCTAATACAATGAACAATCTACGAACATTGATTCTATCAAAAGCTGATGGCTTAGCTAATAATGTTTTATCACCAAATAAGATAATACCATTTCCTGGGAAATTAACAACAGGATTAATACCGCTCTTATAAATGATATCGCGTTCTGCTTTTTTAGGATTCCACGCCAATTTAACAACGTTTTTAATAGCACCACGATTAAATCCTGCTGGAGACCACCAAGCATCGCGGGCCTGATCTGTTGCAGCGCAAAGACCAGCAACATCACCATTTAATGGAACCCATCGATAAATGTCATTATACTTATCATATGCATACTTATAACCGGAGTCTAATGTAGCATAAGAAGTAGATCGACATGAATTTCTAAATTCAACAACTCTAGCTTCAGTATCGCCGGTAGTAATGTTTACAACGTCTGATTTATCTGGCGAAATAAATGCAATACAATCTTTTCTTGCTTCGCAAATATTATCAACGATATAATTAGCAAGTTGCTCTCCGTTTGTACCACCACGTGCTTTACCTGCTAACACTAATGAAATATCAATATCTTCAGCAGATTTAAATAAATTATAAGAATTAATTAAGTCTGCAATAGCAACAGTATCTTCGCCCTTTGTATCACGTCCACCAACCAAAGATTTTGTATATGGATTAACATTTGTTGAGCTAGTAAGATTTAACGCAGTAGCAGAACCTGAATTACTGCGATCCTGGGCCCACCACAAATATTTTGAAGATTGATTGATTACTTCTTTATAATGAAGAGTTGATCCATCTTCACTTTTAACATTTGTTCCACGAGATAATCCTTGGAATACTTCTAAGATTGTACCAGGAACTCCACTGAATCCACCATCTTCATCAGCAATAACTACATGAAGTTCGTCTTGAGCTGATGTATTACCTTGTGTAAATTGATATGTAGATTGTCCTGGCGCGCCTTCTACTGAATCCCAATATTCCCACTTTCTAGAAAGTTTTGTATCAGAAAAATCTGTAGATAAACCATATGGATCTTTAAATGTAATAGTCGCAGTAACCACACCAGTTTCAACGGCGAGTGCTTCAACTTTAGTAATCTCGCTAATTTCTTCTACTTGAAGATATTGAACACCAATAGTTGTATTACCGAGTTTAACCTGGTCTCCTACAATAATTGTATCTAACGCAGTTTGTAATGAATCGGCGCCTGAGTTAGCATCTCCGGCTGCGGTGTTAGCAATAGTAATTGTTGCAACCTTAGAACCAACTGAAATACTTAACGTAGCAGAAGATGTATTAGCAGCATCAATTGCAGTTAAATCTGTTTCTGTTTCAAACGCGGCCGCACTATCACACACAGATACTTTTAATGAATTACCTAATTCGCCTGGGTATTTAGCAACCCATTGTACGTCTGCATCAAAAGTTACTGTTTCATAGTGTTCATCGTTTTTTACGATTTGACCCGGCAAAGACGCAACATTTGAGTTTGCAATAGCGTTGAGCGAATAATCAGCATCAAAATATTGCAATTGAACTGTTGTTGGTGTATTTGGGCCTATAGCAGCTTGGCTTAATACGATATCTGTATTAGATCCATTTTCTGTAGCTGAAACTACTGTTGTTCCATCTGGAATATATTGTCCAAAAACTGCTTCACCACCAGTAAGTCCAAGATCTAAACTTTGAACTGTGATGGCAGTGGTATCACCTACTTCAGAATCTTCAATTACAACAGTTCCTGTTGAATGTGAAGCACGACTTACGTTTAATTTATTGCCATAAGCTAAAAAGCTAGAAGCAGTAAAAAACGTTTCTGCGTTTAAATTCGAAGGCTTACCATAACGAGAAACGAGAGCGTCTTCTGAACTAATTAGCAATGATTTTTCTACAGGTCCCCAACGAAAAACACCACCAATAGCTGCATCGGTGGTTGCTACCGCTGGAATTACTGTAGTAAGATCAACCTCAGTTACATTAACGCCTGGGCTTAATTGAAAAGGCATATTGTTTTTCTCCCTATAGGCTTTGTATTCAATATTGAATTGGAATCATTATAGTTATTTATAAAAATCTTATTTTCTTAAAAACTGATCAAAATCACTGACAGCATAAATAACTTCTTCAATATATTCATCTCGCCCATCATCAATTATGCCGAATGGCACCAATTCATTCATAATTTGTTCGTTATTCATATCTCTAAGATGATTTATAGTATTTATATCGGTTAATTCTTTAAAATATTGTTGATTACTTAACCACGCGAATAAACCTAGGCACATTGTTAAGTCGTCATGATTCCCTGGTTCGGCCTCATAACTACTTCCTTTTTTACTAAAAGTAGATAGTTCTTTAATTGTTTCAAAATCACTTATAATTAATTGGTTTTGTTCTATTAATAATTTCAATAAAGAACACGCTAAAGATTTAACAGCTTTTGTTGTTCTTACACCTTTATCCGCTTGCCCAGAAAATCCTGCAGATAATCTTTTACCACTTCTACCCATGTTTTCCGTAAATAACATATTTTCATATTCTAAATCCTCGAATAAAGTTACTGATACTTGTTCACCTATATCATTAATTTCTACTAATACTTGTGCATCATTATAGTGTTTTGCTAATTGATAGATAATATCAGTAAAATCTCTTGGAGTAATCATATTATCTCTAAAAATACATACTTGCAAATATGGCATTTTAGTCACATCAATAATTTGGAATGCTGAATAATCTAGTCCTTTTCCACGAGCAACATCGACAGTCATAACATAAGATCTTTGCGCTTTTGGAGATTGATACATTTTAACCCCGTGCGATTCATGAATAGGATCTTTATATACTAATTCTTTAAGTTTCCATCCAGCAATTAATGTTCCAGAACTACCTAAAAATTCACACTCCATTTCTTGCGCAAATTTTTCTTCATCAAAATCCATAGCAGCAAGAGTTTCTTTTCGCCAGGCTGCGTCTCTTCCAGGAACATCATTCCATTTAACTTCAATAAATTTATATCCATTCCTTCCATCTTTTGCACCTTCACACGTTTTATAAAAATGATTTAAACCATTTGGTGTAGATGTTAATAATATCT